TTTGACCGTTGTCGTTAACGGTTGCTGAATTTGGTACTATGTGTGCTAAAGGAAAAATACTCTGTTTGTTAAGGTCAATTTGAGCTAAGTCACCGTAGGTACAAGTGTTTATATTTACGTCTTCTAAAAGATTTAACTTTAACGTATCTAACATTTTAAAAAATGCGGTTGCGCCGCTACCTTGATTTGCCATTTTTAAACTTGTTTCTTATATTTTCATTATTAGCCTCTTCGAGCTCTTTTTTATATTGTAATAACGTTAGACAAATATGTAAAGGCTTTTCTGAGACCTCTTCTATTTTAGTTACGTCGCCGTTGCTTAATGAGTATAGGCTATTATACCAGCCGTACCTTATTCTAAAGTTTTCGTTAGCTCCAAACTCTTTGGTGTTATTTGATGTTGCTTCAGAGTAGAGTTCAGAGTAGCTTGTAATAAGTCCGTCTCTAAAGCGTAAAAAAAAACCAGCGCCGATACAGCTACGCTAGTAGGCATATTTTTTAAAATTTCTGAGTAGTGGTTACCGTCGTACTCTTCTACAGTATATTTGTCTTTATACTGTTTGTCTATAGGTCTGTATAAAACAGACATTGCTTTATGCATTGTGGACCAGTCACTTATATTAGTTTCGGCGTCTATATACTCACCGAAGGTTAAATCGTTTAAGGCTGGTACAAAACCGAAGTCTATGCCACCTAAAGAAAACTTAGAAATTAAACTAGGCTTTTCAGCTAGAATACTATTTAATTTATTTACTACTCTAGTAACGTCTTTTAGCTTATACTTCAAACCTTCTTTTGGTTTTATGCCACAAAATATTTCTAGCATTTTTAAGCTTGAGTCTTCGTCAGTCATATTCTCGTAGTCTTCAAAAGAATGTATAAACTCTTGATATAACTTTAAAGGAATATCAAATAAACTGTCCGGTACTTTGATCTCTATGTTTTTCATAATATATATATATAACGTTAAAAAAAATTATTTGTTTAGCTCTTCAATAATTTTATTACCAGTAACCTAATTAGTTAGACATTTTGTCTATTATTTGGTCGTATGTTTTTTTAGCGTCTTCGTAGCTTTCATTGTTTAGCATAGAAGCTATTAATACTGAAATAATTTGTTTACGCTCAAACTCTGGCAAATCTACAATACTTTGTAATATTTCTTTTGTTTTAGTTTTCATATAGTTTTTGGTTAGGTTAATATTAGTATCGAGAGTAGGGTTCGAACCTACACTTTTTTACAATACAGCTAGGTGTAAATAAAAATTCAATCGTTTATAATTTGTTTTTGCTGTTTATAAATTGTGCTACCATTACACTATCTCGTTTTTAATGTTTCTTTTTAGAGGGTCTTCCTTTCATACCTTACTTTATGTTTCATTAATTATTGACTATCTAAAGTCTTTTTTAAAATAAGTAGTTTTAGGTAAATCAGTTACTGGGTCTCTATCTTTTCCGACTAAATAATATACGCCTACTTTTTTAGACTTATAAATACACAAATCGTTTACGCTTAAACCCAGGCTTATACTACATTCTAATAAGTGGGTGCCCATAATATACCAGTGATCTTCTAAATCTATTTTGGTGAATTTTGTTTTTATTTTTTTTATAGTTTTCATTATATAGCTTTTAAAGCCGGTTCGATCTCTACGTTAGATTCGGTGCCTTCATTCATAAATAATTTTCTGTATTCTTTTGTAAGCTCTTCGGTTCGCTCCTTATGTAAACTTCTTAAGCTTTTTTCTACTGAGGTCTCTGTAGGTATAGAGTTAATTCTATCTATCAAAGATTCGGCGGCAAAGGCTATAGATAGTAAGTGTTTGAATTCTTTTAGGCTAATTTTAATATCTGTCATATCGTAAATTTTAAGTGATAGCTTCGTTGCTAACATTTTTAATATACAATAAATAAACGATATACACAAGCTATGTTAACAAAACTTTTACCTAATTGCGTATCTTGCTACTCTAGGTCTGGTTAACTTTTTAATAATCGAGTATCTAGTCGAGTCGATTGTATGGTCGTTTTTTTGTATTGGTACATTTAAGAGCGTACCGTTTTTGTCTTCTTGCCACTTATAGTTTTTAAACTCTTTTAAAGCGTTAGAGCTTCGGCTAGTAATATGAAGCTTATATCTTTTTAATAAATCTATACCCATATTAATACTGTCTTTTCCTTTTTGAGCTGACTTGACATTCCAGCCAAAGCGATACAATTCGTCTACAGACTTAGGTTCGGCTGAGTCAGCAAATATTTCTGTATTTCTAGGAAAACCTAGTTCGATAAATTTATTGTGTATGTCTCGATTTGTCATTCCGTATTGGTAAAACATTTCGTCTATATAAAGGTTATCGTCTAATATGTAAGAAAAAACCATACAGCTCGGATCGTTAACAAAACCCCAGTCTAAGCCGCCGGCTATAAACTCAGCCTCTTCAGGGACCTTAGATACTTCTAGGTAATTAAATACTGTAGCTCTATTTCTACCGACTTGACCTAAACCGTATACGCGCCAATAGTCTTGGTCTGTATCTCTTAGGCGTTCTATTTCTTTTATTATGTCAGGACTTAAAAACCGATTATCTTTATAAGTTGTTATATTAAAAAATGCGTCGTCTCTAGTTTTGACCTTTGAGTATATCCAGCTGTATTCGTCGCTAGGGTTATAGTCCATTATAACAGCCTCTAGGGTCCTAAACAGTATTTGGTTATAAGATTCGTAAGAGCATTCGTTAGCTTCGTTTAAAAAGGCTATGTCTCTTTTACGTCCTTTAAGTCTGCTAGGCTGATCTATGCTAACAAATTCAAATAGGTTACCGTTTAGTCTGTATTCGCTATTACTTTTATTGTGATCTTTGTCTACATATAAATCGTAAAGTTCTAAGATATCAAAAAAATCTCTCATTACTGTAGCCCTAAGCGCTGGGTAGGTAGCCCTAAAGATTGTAATAGTTTTACCGGTTTGACGCATAGCATAACCAAAGATTAGCCACATAACAATATTATAGGTTTTACCACTTCTAGTACCGCCTTGGAATATTTTTATTTTGTCTTTAGATTTGTTTAAATAATCAAATACTATGTTAGTCTGTATTTTCATCTATGGAGCCTAAGATTTCTATTTCAAATTTTCTAGCTTCAGGCATTACAAGCTCGGTCCGTTCCTGGTAACCTCTACTTTTTGCTCTGGTCTTTAAATAGAAAATTATACTAGCCGTACAATTATGTTTGATCCGGTCATATAGTTTAGACTCGACAAAATCTATAGCTGACTCTGTAATAGCTTCGACCTCTTCTTTGTAGTCTTCGTCATTCTTAAGCCATTGGTAATGCGTTTGACGGCTTATGTTACAAGCTGTGCAGCTATGCGAAACAATACCTAGATTAAATTCTAGGGCTTCTAGCATCTTTTTTTTAGTGTCACTTTTGTCATTCATTATATATATAACGTATTCTTTTTAAATTTGCTAAGCTTCGTTAATTGTTTCTGAAATAAACTCTTTTATTTTCTTTAGTTGTTTTTTAGTTTTAACAAACTTTAGTTGTTCGTAGATATTAGTTATTTGTCTAGGGCTTACTTCTTTAGTTAGGACGATTTCTACAATTTCTAAATAGTGAGGGTTTCTATAAACGACGTCTGTAAAATTCTTAACCGAATACATTATAGTAGTATGGTGTCGTTTTTTTCCTTTAGACAAATAATAGTCTCGTATATTAAAAAGCGTTTGATTAAACTCTACTCTCATTATATAGTCGAATAGTGCTCTAGCGTCTACTATGTTTTGGCTTTTAGACTTATCAAATATGTCGGTTTTTGTATGGCATATAACTAAGTCGGCTATACGTTTAATTTGCGAGTTAGTAAGTTTGACTTGGCTAAGGTGTAGTATTGGGTCCGTTATCATTTTTTTGATTGTATAATTCTAAAACCATTTGATTATAGTTTAAGATTAAGTTATGTAAATTCACTACAGCGTTTTCTAGCTGGGTTATTCTTTGCGCCTGAGTTGACTTCTTTTGTTTCATTTTATTTATTTTTACAACGTCCCTTGAATTGTATAATCGTTTATGTCAAAGTCGTCTCTTATGTAGGTGTCGTATAGCTCTATACCTTTTTGTAGCTCTTTTCGTCCGTACTCGTAAAACTCTTCGCTAACGTTCCAAATTCCAATATCTAGATTAGCTTTGTCAATACATAAAAAAGTAAAGTCTTTATAACTACAGTTAAACGCTTCGCAATATATAGCGACTTGTAAATGATACTTATACCGGTACGCTGACTTATTAAAGTTTTGAACGTCTACCGTTGTTTTTAAATCTACTATGCCGCCTTGGTTTTTTAGTATGTCAGCCTTTGCTCTAAAAGGTTTTCCGTATATATCTACGATTCCTGGGACCTCGGTCGTACTGTCGCCCAGTAATTCTACAGCTTTAGGGTTTTTATAAAAAGCGTCTATAAGTCTGTTATTATCGTTTTGCTCTTTAGCGGTATATACTTCGCCGTACTCTAGTTTAGCCTCTTTAAACTTTTTAGTGTTTTTACTTTGTACGTCTATAAATCTTAAGTCGGCGTATTTTTCCGGCTCCAATATAGCTAGGTGAAATAAATGACCGGCTGTCAAAGCTGGGCTGCTAGAATTTTGACCGTACTTAGTAATATAATAATAAGTCTTAGGACTGTCTAACATTAACTTAAGGCTAGAGCTACTTAAGGCTAATTTATTAAGTTCACCGTAATAAAAGCTATCGTCTAGCATTTTTTCTAATAGTGGTTTTTTGTCGTATAATTTACCGTCTAATAATTTTATTTTATTTTTCATATATTTTATGTCTTTTAGAAAATCTAGTTAAAGACTTTGCCTTTGTTAATGCCTCAGTTTCGTTTTTTGCTTCTACCGTTATATACTCATTATCGTAACCGTCTTCGGTATACCGCCAGTATTCGATCTCGTAATTTTTCATAGTTCTATTTTTGAGTCTACTAAAGTTTGGTATAGCTTTTTAGTTTCGGCTTCAGCTTCTAGTTTTTTCATTCGCCATTTACTTAATTGTATATCGTATGTCCGTTGTCTACTTTGTAGGTTTAATACGTACATTCCTATTTTGCTTAAGGCGCTACTAGCGTTTGTTAACTCTTGCTGGGCTTTGTCTGTAATTTTCTTTTGCTCAGCCTTTTCATTCCAATTTTTTAAAAGAGTAGTTAATAGCTGAAATTCATTGAAAAAAGTTAGCTCTTCGATGTCTAATACATTGTTGTTTTTTGTTTCCATATCGTATATAGTTTAGGTTAGCAATATACAATAAATAAACTTCTTAACAAGCGTTGTTTATTATTTCTTTTTACTTTCGTTTTCTTTGCTAAAATATTCAGCCCAAGGGCTTGGCTGTGGGTCCACTTCGTTATAGGTAACTATACTAGCTTTACTTTCGTTTAAATAGTATACTTCTTTAGTCTCTTTGTCACCCCCCCAGTATGTAGTTTTAGAAGCTCTAACGGTTTCTAGAGTAGGCATAGACATATCATTTAACCAAAATAGATAGTTACCTTTAGGATCGGCTACAAAATAAAGTTTTACAATGTCGCCAGGCATAGACATTAAAGCGTCGTATTTCTTTTTTTCTATCATTTTGCCCTCGTAGTATTTAGTACGAAATTTCATTTCTAATACAGCTGGGTGTCCTTTTGGCGTAAAGCCTTTAGCGTCGTATCTAGACATACCGCCTATATGTTTTAAATTCCAGCCGTCTAAGTTTAATATTTGTACTGTAGCCTTTTCAAACTTAGTTGTTTTATCTATATCCATTTGCCAATATTTGCTAGCTTTGTTATTTGTTTTATTATTTAATGTGATTATTTGTATTCATTAAATCGTAAACATTATTAATGTCGTCTATAAATTTCTGTATACCGGCTGGGTTACAAGTACAAGGCAAATAATATCGGTGCGAAAAAAGCTCTGAATGAATAAGGCTTAGTCTCTTAAATTCAGATCCTGAGATTCGGTCTTTAGCGTTGTCTCTAAAATTACCCCAGTATTTAAAGTCTTCTTTACTTAACGTCTTCTTTGTCATATTTTCTAATTATTGTAATATTGTTTAAAGCTTTTTTTCTGTCTTCGCAGCCGCAGCTCTCGTAGCCTAAAATATCTATTACTAGTTTTTTAACAAGCCATTGTATACCGGTATATTTAAAAATCGTCTCTAATATGTTTCCTAAATTCATAGTCGTTTTTTATTTGCTTTTTTATGTTTTTAATAGTATTTCTAAGACTCCAATAAGTTA